TACCAGCTGATGAAGAACTGGGTAAATGCCTGGCTTACTTCGTTCAGGTTGATTTGGAATATGACGATGATGAAGTGTAACCGTTGCGGTGAAGTCTTTGATGAAGATGAAGCGACAAGGTTTCCTGAATACGTTGATGATTCCGGAATTGTTGCTTACTACACGCTGTGCTGTCCGTTCTGCAATTCAGATGAAATTGATGACTATTACGAAATGGATGATGAAGATGACTGAACAGGAAGCAATCAAGTATCAGGCAGAACTGGCAAAGCATTACAACCTTAGTTTCTGGTATGGCACATCATGCCATAAATGCTGTTCAGTCTATCCGAGGTTTATGACAATGGGAGCGGCACAGGGAAAATGCTACTACCAGTGCAAAGTCTGCGGAAAGCGGACAGACAACTATGATATGCCATGGCAGGCTATGGAAGCATGGAACGCAGGTAAGTTTCTGAACAGCACGGTTCAGCTGAGGTTGTTCTGATATGAAACAATTGACACTTTTTGATGTCATGTGTGACACCAAAAACGAAAAACACAATTCAGATCAGGCGCAGATCGGCAGCACGGACTTGGAAAAAATGACACCTTGTGTGTTCTGCAATGTTAAGCCGCTTATCAGACAGCGGATAGTTGAGTACCACATTTACAACTATGCCAAGTGCCCAATCTGCGGATGGGGATGCGGCACACATTATGACATTGTCGAACACTGGAACAAGTACAACACAATGGAATGGAGATTGAACGAAAAGAATGGAAAAGGAAAAAGAGATTGAAGCGGTCACGGCAATGAACGTGTACCAGCGCATATACGCAATCACTGCCGAGATCGGCAAAGTAACACAGAGCCTGAACGTTGATGCAGGGAATAACAGATCATACAAAGCGGTGTCAATCAATGATGTAGTTGATTCGGCACTGCCGCTTCTGGAGAAGTACCGTGTGATGGTTTACCCCATTAGTAAGGAAATTGTTGAAAGCGATCAGATTACCACCACCACAAAGTACGGAGAGAAGACAAACTTCTTCGTGCGAATGAAGTGTGTGTACAGATTCGTGAATATCGACAAGCCAGAAGAATACATTGACGTGATCGGCTACGGTGACGGCATTGACACTGGAGACAAAGCCAACGGCAAGGCAAACACCTATGCACGAAAGTATGCCTTGATTGATGCGCTGAACATCAGCAAGGGTGATGATCCTGACGAGAAAGCATCTGAGGAATACAAAAAGGTCAAGGTAAGCAAACAGGACATGATTGAAACTGTCCAAGGCTTGTATACACCAGATGAAATTACAGGGATGTGTGCACGTATCGGCAAAACATCGCTTGAAAATCTGAATGATGCACAACTGAAAAAGATGATTGGTGCCAGAAGCGGCATTAATTCACAGGCGGCAACCTTCTGATGCAGTCCATCATCAGCAATGAAAAGAAGTGCTACATCTCCGGTTATACGCATAACCTTGAGAAGCACCATTGCATGAATGGCACTGCAAGTCGGAAGAAAGCTGATGAAGATGGTCTGTGGGTTTGGCTGAACCATGATATTCACATGGCAGTCCATTCCTACAGACCGGACTGGAAGCGTGAATTGAAAGCCATAGCACAGACGGCATACGAAAAAACGCACAGCCGTGATGAATGGATGGCACGCTACCATAAAAACTATTTGGGGTGAAAGAATGGCAGACAGAAGAATGCTGACAAAGAAGGTGACGGACGCAGATGAATTCATATCATTACCGTCATCTGCCCAAGCTTTATATCTGCATCTGAATATGGGCGCAGATGATGACGGCTTCAACAATCAGGTGCAACTGGCAATGTACAAAGCACATGCAAGTGTGGACGATGTCAAAATCTTACTTGCAAAAAGGTACATCATCCAGTTTGAATCAGGTGTGATTGTTATCAAGCACTGGCGGCTGTCCAATGCGATCAGAAAAGACAGATATACACCGACATCATACCAAGAAGAATTTCAGAAATTAGGTCTGAAAGATAATGGTTCATACACGGTTGCCAATTGGTTGCCAAATGGTTGCCAAACGGTTGCCGCAGGTAAGGATAGTAAAGGTAAGGATAGTACAGATAAAGATAATAAAGCACCCGTTGAACCAATTCCATTGAATGACGGCACTGAATGGTTACCGACAAGAGAACAATTTGATGAATGGGTACGTTTATATCCTTCGGTAGATGTTGCTGCTGAATTCAGAAACATGAGAGGTTGGTGCATGGCTAATCCTACAAGAAGGAAGACAGCAAGAGGAATCAATACATTCGTTAATGGGTGGCTGTCTAGAACGCAGAACAAACCACGTACAACACAGCCAGCAAGAACATCACAATCAGTACCTGACTACATGTACCAAGAAGAAAAACCAAAGGAAAAGGTGAAACGATGGTAAGCGAAAAGGCAAAAACGTTTCTTAGAAGTGTGTACGGTGAACGGTACTTTGATTGGGATATATCTGACTACCAATTAGATCACATCCTTGATGATAACGAAGGTATCACATACGAAGCCTTGAACAACGAATGCACAGAACTTGAACGGTTGATGAAAGAAACTAAAGAACTGTTGAGGTTAATGTTTGGAAGATGAACCAATGTGAAATGATCGTTCAGTACATGACTGAACACGGAAGCATCACCACACTGGATGCCTTCTTAGACTTAGGCATCACAAGACTGGCATCACGGATTCATGACCTGAAAGAAGCAGGCTATGAAATCCACACAGACACTGTGAAGGTTAAGAACCGTTATGGTGAACCTTGCACAGTCGCATCATACAGATTTGAAGAAAGGGGAAAAGATGAACAGGGTTGAACTTACAGGAAGGCTGACCAAAGACATTGAACTGCGGCAGACACCGAACGGTGTATCAACTACAACATTCACACTGGCTGTTGATCGCAGAACAAAGGAACAGCAGTCAGCCGATTTTATCCAGTGTGTGGCATGGCGACAGTCAGCTGACTACCTGAGTGCCTACGGCAGAAAAGGTGACTGGTTGGAAGTGACCGGAAGGATGCAGGTGCGGACTTACGATCAGGACGGTCACAGGGTCTACATTACGGAAGTTATTGCGGATGAAGTACACCTAGTCGGTGGAAAAAAGAACGCTCAGAATGGCTCAGAAACAGCCACAGAGGATGAAAGGAGCATGGAACAATGGAATACTGCAAGCAAAAACCTGCCATGGTAGGCTTCAGCAACACTGCGCTGTACATCAATTCAAGGCTTGCTGACTACACGCTGAGAATTGCGAATGCAACATCACGGCAGACCAGAAAGCAACTGGAGCGTGAAAAAGCAGAGTTCATGTATAAGCACGGCATTACCGCTGACTGCAAGTGAGTTGAAACGTTGGCTGGATGCGGTGCGGCAGGCTGATGTCCTTATCAGACGGTTTGGCAATTGGTCTGCACCGCCGTGGATTATCAGCAAATGCGGTGAAGCAGCCGTGCTACAGGATTTACAGGAAAGGTTAGGTATGCCGCTGGCTATTCGGTCAGCGGTCTACCGTTGCCCAAAACAGAGATGGACAAATGTCTATTACATAATTGAGGTGAAGAAATCATGAATACATATATCAATAAAACACAGGTCATGGATATCTGTGAGAACTGCCCCAACCTGTGGGGAAGGCAGAGAAGAATCAATTCTGAATCATGGGTGGATGCTGACACACAGGAATCATGCGTGGAAAGCACTTTTGAAATCGTGTGCGAGCATGCACAGGCTTGCAGACGTGTGATGCGCCTGATGGACGGAAAGCATAATGGCTAAATTGACTGCTGCCGAACGCAATGCACAGCTGTCCAATGATGCTGTAAAGGGAACATATGCTTGGCTTGAGCGTCAAGGTGTCGCACCGAACATTCTGCAAAAGGTGCGTGTGATCGCTAATGAATCGCTGAAGCTTGGCATGATGGTGACGATTCTGGAACAGGAGAAATTCAGGAATGGACTGGAATATGAACTGTTTGATGACTGATGCCGTACCGATCAGCGTGATTGATGACATGATCGCAGAACTGGAAAAGGAACAGGATGACATGACGCACATCATTGCGCATTCCATCATCACACTGGAACTGCTGAAAGCACGGTGGGAAAGGGAAAAGCAAAAATGAGGATACCAATTTATGAGCAGGCTGAACAGGAACTGCGGCAGAAGAAATTCCCACCGGATCGGATCGCATTCTTGGGCACTGATGCGGCGGCAACAAATGACAAAATGACGTTCAGACTTTTCCATTCAGGTGAGATCACAATACGTGAAGCATGCATGAGAATTGCAGAAGCAAACTTTCTGCAAGAGGTGACAGAAGAACAATTTCTGAATGAAGCTAAACTGCTTGGATACGCAAGGAGACGAAGATAATGCCAAGACTGATAGATGCGTACAAGGTCAGAATTGACCGTGATGACTTTGATACCTACAGCGACTACATCACTGCGCTGGATGCTGTGACGGAAGCACCAACGGTTGATGCAGAACCAAATTGGATACCAGTATCAGAAAAATTGCCAGATGAGTTTGACGAATACATGTGTACATGCATTGACAAATACACCGCAAGGCTTTACACGTCGGCAGTAGAATTCTGCCCAGCCAGGAAGAACCCGTGGGTGACAGGCGCAACTGTTATAGCTTGGTTGGAACACCCTAAACCGTATGAGGTGAAGAATGGTAACAGTTAAAGAAGTAATTATGGTTAGCCGTGATGATATGTTCTATGAAATGTATAATTCAACATTCACAGAAAAAGACGGATGGATCAAAAAAGTAGATAGCGAATCAACAACGTGGTCACGCATAAAATACTTTGGACAGGAGTTAGATAATGACGGACGATCTGATTAGCAGACGGGATGCGATTGACGAACTTACAAAGTTCTTCTGCGATAATGATGTCATCCGTGGAGATTTCCCAAATTGTGAGCGTAATGAACGGAAGGCAACGGTTTTAATGGAAAATGTGCGAAGCATTGATGCAGAACCAGTCAGACATGGCAGATGGGTTGAAAGGTGGGTCGACAATAAACACCGAATTGGTGATATGGAATGTTCAGTTTGTGGCGCCCCAATGCTTGATTGTCCTTCTTATTCACTTTACTGCCCTTGGTGTGGTGCGAAAATGGACTTAAGAGGGAAAGAAGAATGACACAGTATGTAGATATTCAATACATCCGCAATGCTATAGGCATCACAGGTACAAAAGAGTCATGCAAAGGGTGTAAATATAACGAGCCGGAAGGCTTCGCATGTAACACATATAAAGCACCGTCATTTGCATATGTCTGTGAAGTGCTTGATGATGCGCCGATCGTGGATGCAGTCCCTGTCATACGGTGCTGTGACTGTGTACACTTTAAATACCTTGAAAATCTTCAGATGACACATTGTGATGTGCATGACAGATGTCCAGATTATACGGATTTCTGTAGTTGGGCAGAAAGGAAAGACAATGGCTGAATTACCAGTAACGTATTTGCTCACATTTAGTGAAAGCGAAGTGCCAAATGAAATTAATTCAGAATGGCATGAACTGATCAGATGCAAGGAATGCAGATTCTACCAAGGAAAGTATTGCACTGCGTGGGATGACGGAACAGTAGCAGTTGCTTGCGAAACAGATGCTGATGGTTACTGCTATTTGGCAGAAAGGAAAGAATAATGGAAGTGATCACAGTTGAGCACGCAGTGATTGCTGTGTGCGATCTGATTGAAACACTTGCGGAGAATGGCGGTGTGTTTGATGAAGGCGATCTGTACAGAGCACTGAAAACCAAAGCACAGGAAGACACTGCCAAAGTCAAGAAGCTGGAAGAACTGAACAATGAAATGTGCAGTACGATCATCCATTTGGATGCGCATATCAGAGCATTGGAGTCAATGCAGAAAGTGAACCTGTTGTGACAATAGACACATTGGAACAGTATTACGGCTTAGCCAGTAACATCGATGCGATCACGGAAGAAATTGACACACTGTACAATCCAGTCAGGTCACCGGTCGGAAACGGGACGCACAGCAATGAACCATCTGATCCGACAGGCAGAAGTGCAATGCGTATCATCCAGTTGAAAGACATGCTAGAAGCTGACAAAGCCAAGCAGCTGGAGTTAGCCGAACAGATAGAACACTGGCTGATGACCGTGAAGGACAGCGAAGTAGTCAGCATTATCCGTTGGCACTACATTCTGCACTACAACTGGAAAGCCACGAACGCAAAGGTGTACGGCTACCCAGATTACCATTATTCAAGGCGCAAGGTGATCAGATACTTCGAGAAAGAAGCAAAAAAAGTAAAAGACAATGCGGTTTAATGTAAAGGGGATTCTTCGGAATCCTTTTTACTTTATGGCAAAGAAAAGATACAGACCGGAGTCTGACGGTGCATTCCAGTCAGCGTATGAAAAGAACCGCCGTACCATTTTAGCCCAGGGGGATGTCTGTGCGCTGTGCGGTATGCCAATTGACCGCACCCTAAAGTTTCCGCACCCAATGTCAGCAAGCGTTGACCACATCATACCAATAGCAAAAGGTGGTCATCCTTCAAGCTTGGACAACCTACAGGCGGTACATCTGATCTGCAATCAGGTCAAGGGGTCACGGCTGGTAACAGAGAACAACAAAGATATACAAAAAGAATCTGCAATAGTAAGCAACAGAATTTTTCCACATGCGGTTGATTGGTTGCATTACCGTGCCAAATAAAGGGGGCATACCCACCCATACCACGGCTTGGAACGAACCGCTGCTGTTACTCGGTAAATATCTCGCATAAATCTCAAGAGGTGATATATGGAATATGCATACGAATATCGTGGTATTGACTATCTGCGGCACAAACTTGACCATTATCGTGTCAGGGTTGCGCTGAGATACAAGTATTACGATGCAAAGGAAAGAACTGAAGACAAAGTGCTGTTAGCACCGCCGTGGCTGAAGGGAATGTATAAATCCTGTTTGGGATGGTGCGCTAAAGGTGTTGATACACTGGCAGACAGACTGGTGTTTGACGGCTTTGAGAACGATTATTTCAATGCCATGCAGATTTTTGAAATGAATAACCCTGATGTCTTCTTTGATTCAGCAATCCGTGAATCAATGATTGCATCCTGTGCGTTTGTTCATATCACCCACGGGGAGAACGGAGAACGCACACCGAAGCTGTCTATCATCACAGCTGATGATGCAACTGGTGTAATGGATGAATTCACAGGGCTTCTGAAAGAAGGCTATGCGGTGTTGGATCGTGACAGAGATGGTCACCCAGTGCTAGAAGCATACTTCACACGGGAAGGCACACAGTACCTGCTGAAAGGCGAAGAAGTGTCATATGAACAGAATCCAGCGCAGTATCCGCTGTTAGTTCCTGTGGTGTATAGACCTACGTCTAAACGTCCGTTTGGTCATTCAAGAATTACCCGTCCATGTATGTCACATCAGGAGATGGGAAAAGCCACAATTCAGCGTGCGGAGATCAGCGCAGAATTTTATTGCTTTCCGCAGAAATGGGTTTCTGGTCTTGATCCAGATGCAGAACCAATGGATTCATGGAAAGCATCCATGTCCAGTATGCTGAGATTTGACAAGGATGAAGACGGTGATCACCCTGTGTTGGGGCAGTTCTCACAGCAGTCAATGGCACCGTATATGGATATGTTGAAGACTGCCGCCGCACTGATGTGCGGTGAAACTGGTCTGACTATGGATGATTTGGGATTCCCTACAGAAAACCCGTCATCAGCTGAATCAATCAAGGCAAGTCATGAATCACTGCGACTGGTAGCAAGAAAAGCACAGCGTTCGTATGGTGTTGCTTTTGCTAACATCGGATACATTGCCGCATCAGTTCGTGATGACATAGGTTACAGCAGGTCACTGATCGCAGACATCAAACCGATGTGGCTTCCAGTGTTTGAACCGGATGCCGCAATGCTGTCAACTGTTGGTGATGGGGCAATCAAGATCAATCAGGCAGTGCCTAATTTCTTTACAGCGGAAAATCTGAAGACGCTGACAGGAATTGAAGCGGCTGCCGATGCTGAAGCAGTCGGTCTTGAGGAAACTGAAGAATGACAGAATTCGGTATGGCATTATGCGCAGACATTGATAAGACTTTTGAAAAGAAGTTCCGCAAGGATACATTACTGCGCAGGTATGCCCATAGGGTCAGAGATGGTACAAGTTACGATGATGCCAGTGCATATGCCGTGCGTATCGGCAAACTGGTGTCAGACAGCATCAATGAACACACACGAACACTGCCGTACATGTCTGAAGATGTAGCACGGGAAGTGCTGACACCTATCTTAACGGTAGATCATGACCTTGTTGCCGAAGCCGTGCAAACGATTCAGAACAACATGAACGTTGCTGACGGCATTTTTATATCAGCAAATGTGCCTGCACTGGACACAGACCGCATTGAAGGAATTATTCAGAAGGTGGCATCATACGAACATTTTGATGATGCACGCTGGGTTCTAGATGAACCGCTTATCAATTATTCAATGTCAATCGTGGATCAAGCTGTCAGAGACAATGCCAGAGCATCAGCAAAAGCAGGTCTGAAGACAGTGATCATACGAAAAGCTGAACCATCAGGGTATGTTCAGCGGAAAAAGGGGAAAGGCAAATACCGTGTGCCATGCAAGTGGTGCAGGGATTTGGAAGGCACTTATGAATACAAGGGGAACGGCAGAAACGTACCACGTGAAGTGTTCCAGAAGCATGAGGCATGCCGTTGCACAGTAACGTATCAGCGTGGTAAATACTCACAGGATACCGACACTAAAGCCACATGGACAACTGGTGATGCTGAAGCACAGAAACGTGCTATAGCTGAGAAGCAGAAACAGTTGGAACAAGAAGCAAGAGCACGTGAAATCAGAAAGCATCAGGCTTCTATGAACGTGACAGCGATCATGGAACAGACAGGGTTCAGCGCACGTGCGGCAGGCATGTACGTTAACAAATACCGTGGCGAAATCAATGCGTTTGGCATTGGCTATGTAATCGACATTATCCACAACACAAACCCGTGGACAATGAAATACGCAAAATAAGGATGTAAGGGTATGGCTGAAAGAATTGGAAGCCAAACCCCAACACAAGCCGTTGTTTTACCGTTTTCTGACAGCAAAGGACAGGAAGCCATTGATTTATACCAGTCCAGCGGAAGAACCGCACAGGACTGGCAAAAACTGCTTATCACGGATATTCTGGGAACTGATCAAGAAGGTCTGTGGGTGCATCAGAAGTTTGGCTATGAAGTGCCAAGGCAGAACGGCAAGGGTGAAATACTTGCCATGCGTGAACTGTATGCGCTTGAACATGGTGAACGTGTTCTGCATTCAGCACATAAAACAAGCACGTCACACAGCGCATTTGTAAGGCTCATGAAGATGCTTACGGATGCAGGCTATGTTGAGTCCGGCAGAAAGAAGAAAGGTGTAACAGAACCGCCAAGATCGTTTAAGGCAACAAAACAGTACGGGCTTGAACAGATTCTATTCAAAAATGGTGGTTTTGTGGTGTTCAGAACTCGCACAGAGTCAGGCGGCATTGGTGAATCGTTTGATACGTTGATCGTGGATGAAGCACAAGAGTATACAAGCACACAGCAAGGTGCGCTGATGTACACCATAGCAGCTTCCCCAAATCCGCAGACTATTTTCTGCGGAACACCGCCGACAGTGACATCAAAAGGCGATGTGTTTGTGAACTACCGCAAGCGCACCATATCTGGAAATTCACCTGATGGTGGCTGGGCAGAATGGAGCGTGTACACGAAGCCTGAAAACATCATGGATGTTGACTTATGGTATCAAACCAATCCATCACTTGGCACTATTCTGAAGGAAAGAACCATAAGAAACGAAGATGTTTCAAATGATTTGGACTTCGTTATTCAGCGTTTGGGATTCTGGCATTCATATGAATTGAAGTCAGAAATCACTGAAGCTGAATGGAACACGCTGAAAGGTCAGCCTGATCCGGTAGGCAAACTGTACGCAGGGGTCAAATTTGGTGCGAATGGTCGCAACGTTTCGCTGTCCATAGCAGTGAAAACCAGAGGTGGGAAGACCTACGTTGAAACCATTGACTGCGTACCACAGACAAACGGATTTGCATGGATAGTTGAGTTTATCCGCAATGCTGACATTGCCACAGTAGCAATTGACGGCAAAGGCAAGTCTGATCTGTTGGTTGATGCCCTGAAAAGCAGTGGTGTGAAGGAATCCAAAATCAAGCTGCCGACATCAGCGGAAGCAATCACAGCGTATGCGTCATTCAGACAGGCTATCAGTGATGAAACCATCATGCACAACAGCCAACAGTCAGCAACACAGGCAATAGCGCACTGTGAAAAGCGGTTGATTGGCACTAACGGTGCATTTGGTTTCAGAAGCATGAATGATGACATAGACGTGTCCATAGTTGAATCAATGGCATTTGCTACGTGGTTATGTATGACCACGAAAGAAAAACGGAAACAAAAGATTGGGTATTAAGGCTGTTCAACTCACAGCCTTTTTACATATTTACGCTACACAGCGGTTAACAGTGGAAGGGAGTTATATATGGCTGATTTTAAAGTTATCAACACACAGGAAGAATTTGATGAACGCATCAAAGAGCGCATCGAAAGAGCAGAGAAAAAGGTTCGTGATGAATTCAAAGGGTGGGCATCACCTGATGATCTGAAAGCGATGACAGAAAAACATGGTGAGGAAATCACCAAACTGAATGATGCACATGCCGAAGAACTAAAGAAGTATGCAGGCTATGATGAGAAATTCACACAGCAGGCAACACGTATTCATGAACTGGAAGTTGGCGCACTGAAAACACGTATAGCCAACGAAAAGAAACTTCCGTGGGATGCAGTTGAATTCCTACAGGGTGATGACGAAAAATCAATCAATGAATCCGCTGACAAGCTTTCAAGGCTGTCAGCCCACAGTGCTACATTCACACGCAACACAGAACGTGACAATGTAGACGGCAAAGAATCTATGTGGAGAGATTTGGCAAGCAAATTGCCATCTCACAACTAAATGAAAGGGGTCAAAAATGGCTACAGTATTAACAAAAGGCACAAACCTGCCGACACAGATCGTAGAAGAAATGTTCAACAAGGTTCGTGGTGAATCCGCACTGGCTAAACTTTCACCGAACCGTCCGATTCCGTTCAATGGCATTACGGAAATGACTTTCAGCATGGATCATGAAGCATCCATCGTTGGAGAAAATGCCGCAAAGGTTAACGGTGGCGCAACTGTTACACCTATCACGATCAGACCGTACAAATTTGAATATGGTGTACGTGTATCCGATGAATTCCTGTATGGCACTGAAGAGTACAGAATGAACATTCTGCGTACATTCTCTGAAGGTGCGGCACGCAAGTTTGCACGTGCGCTGGATATTGCCGCAATGCACGGTTTTAACCCGTACAGCGGTTCTGCATCCACAGTGGTTGGCACTAATTCACTTGATGGAACAGTAACAAATTATGTTGTGTTTGCCGCCGCAACGGCTGATGCGAACATTGACAGCGCAATTGCACAGATCGATGCAGTAGGCGCAGTCGCTGATGGTCTTGCGATGGATGCAACCATGAGGAGCGCACTTGCCGCAATGAAGGCAAACGGAATCAATCTGTATCCGGAATTCAAATTCGGTTCAGCACCTGAAACACTGGGCACAATGCGTGTTGCTGTCAATCCTACTGTTGGCATTGGCAATGTTGCACATGCATATGTCGGAGATTTCAGTGGCTTCCGTTGGGGATATGCAAAGGATATTCCGCTTGAGGTTATCGAATATGGTAACCCTGATAACGATGCAAATGCAGGCGATCTGAAAGGACACAATCAGGTCTATCTGCGTGCTGAAGCATATATCGGCTGGGGCATCCTTGCACCTGAATTCTTCAGCAAAATCCTGCTGTCTGCACCGTCCAACAGCTGATGAGACGCTACAAGCACAAAACGCTTGACGTGATCATTGAGGTTGAATCTGAAATTGGTGGGGAATGGGAAGAACTCATTCCCCATTCTTCTGAAGAACCTGTGCAGACGGAAGAAGAAAAACCAAAGAAGAGAAGAACCACAACAAAAAAGAAATGAGGTAACAGCATGGGATGCAATAACACTTATGCCACTGTTGCTGATGTTGCAACCATGTTCAGACCTCTGAACGCAAGCGAAACCGAAAAAGTAGAAGCACTGCTGCCGATTATCTCGGATGAATTGCGCTATAGGGCAATTCTTGTGCATCTGGACTTGGATGCAATGATTGCGGCACAGCCAGTGTTGGCAAGCGTAGCGAAGGAAGTAACAGTATCTGCTGTATCAAGAATTCTGCGACAGAACACCACAGGTGAAACTATGTCACAGGAAAGCCAAAGCGGTTTGGGTTATTCATGGAGCGGTACATATGCCGTGCCTGGGGGCGGTATTGGCAATGCCATTCTGCCGTCCGACTTAAAGCGTTTAGGGCTGAAACGTGCAAGGGTTGGGGTAATTGACTTCTATGATCCAAGGAATGACCGTAACACTGTGGAATAAGACACAGACAGATATTGACGGCTTTGGTAATCCCGTTTATTCGTGGTCATCTGAAACTGTTGATGATGTTCTTGTCGGTCAGCCGTCTGCTGAAGAACGCATCAGTGAACTGAATCTGAACGGCAAAGCGATTGCGTACGTGCTTGGCATCCCAAAGGGTGACACCCACAACTGGAAGGATCAAGTTGTTGAATTCTTCGGTGAGAAGTTTCTGACATATGACATTCCAGAGGTTGGTATAGAAGCAAACATTCCCCTGCGTTGGCACAAGAAAGTGAAGTGCATCAGATATGAATGATGTGCGGATCGTGCTGAACAGCAAGGGCATCAAAGAATTGCTGAAGTCCAAAGAGATCAGCGACACAGTCGCAGAGGTCGCTAAAACCGTTCAGAACAATGCAGGCAGTGGATATGGCAGCAATGTCCAGACTGGCAAGAATCGTGCCGTAGGACGTGTGTATACCGCTACAGCAACAGCAAAAAGGGATAACTACAAGAACAATACACTATTGAAAGCATTGCACATGTGAGGTGCTTATGATTGAAAAAGTAATCTATGACTATTTGAATCAGCATCTGACAGATGCGATTGCATACACACAAGAACCGGAGAACAAGAAACCCTTCGGTTCTTCTTTTGTTGTTATGGAGAAAACAGGCGCACAGATGAATGACCATCTGTACACGTCAGTGATCGCAGTGCAGAGTTATGCACCGTCACTGTTTGGTGCGGCTGAACTGGATGAAGAAGTGAAAACGCTGATGCTTGCGCTTCCAGATTATGCATCAGAGGTCAGCGGTGTTCGCTTGATCGGTGATTCAAACTTCACAGATACATCCACCCGTCAGCCACGTTATCAGGCTGTTTTTGACGTATTTCATTATTAAGGAGAACAAAACATGGCAACAGTTACAAATGTGGCGGCAGGCAAGCCGAAAATTGGCGGTGCGGTATCAGTTGCCGCAACTTCAGCAACACTGCCAACAGATGCAACCACAGCACTCGGCACAGGGTTCGCCAACCTTGGCTATATTTCCGAAGATGGTATGACACGTACCATTACAAGGGAATCCGATAACATCAAGGCATGGGGCGGTGATACTGTACTTGCAATTCAGTCTGAATTCGGTGAAACATTCCAGTTCAGACTGATTGAATCACTGAATATTGATGTCAAAAAGACTGTGTTCGGTGACACCAATGTTACTGGCGCATTGGATACAGGCATCACCACAACAGTCAATTCAAAAGAACTGACAGAAAAAGCATGGGTAGTTGATATGGTCACTCGTGGAGCGGCAACAAGAATCGTTATCCCTAAAGGTAAAGTTACTGAGATCGGTGAAATCACTTACTCAGACAGTGATGCTATCGGTTATGACGTTACTGTTACTGCATTCCCTGATGCAACAGGTAACACATCATACGAATACACAGTGACAGCATAAGCGTGAGGTTTGAATGATCAAGGGTGTAACAGAAAGCGGATTTGAATACGAAATTGACGAAACCAAACTGAAGAACATGCGTGTGCTGAAGCTGTTCCAGAAGATGCAGAAAGACAACGGTACTGCCTTCTTGGAAGCAATCACGGCTGTTCTTGGTGAAGAACAAGAAGAACGTTTGTACAACTATCTCGAAGAAAAAGAGGGGTCAGCAAATGTTGAAAACACTGTTAGAGAGTTCGGTGAAATACTTCGTACCGCAGGCGATGCATTAAAAAACTCTTAACCCTTGCCGGACTGCTGAACACAGATGAACATGCGCTTATCTGTGATATGGCTGAAACATATGGAATTTATGACATGGGATCGTTGCCGCTTGATACGGTGGCGATCCTTGCTTCCGGTTTAGGGGAAGATTCTAGAATTGGCAGAAAGATCAGCGGCGCAAAAGTACCGCTGAACACTTTGCTATTGGCGCATATCGTTGACCGTCTTGGGTTACTGGTTTGGCAGAATACCAAAGACGGCAGGCACAACAAAAACAGACCTGCATCATTCGTTGACATGATCAACAGGGGTGATGAAAAGGAACATGTAAAAGGTTTGTCATTCGATACAGCTGATGAATTTTGGCTTGCAAGGCAGACCATCATAAATAAAGCGAAGGGGTGAGACGTATGCCAGATATTGCGACAGCGTATGTGCAGATAGTGCCCACCACCAAAGGCATCAAACAGGCACTGACTGATGAAATAAGCGGAAGCGGTGAAGGCGCAGGTCTTCAGCTTGGCTCAAAGTTGAAAAACGCACTGATTGCGGCTGGGATCGGCACGGCAATCACCAAGATTATCGGCACGGCACTGTCCGCAGGCGGTGACTTGCAGCAGTCCTTTGGTGGACTGGATACCATTTACGGGGAAGCATCCGAAGCGGCAAAACAGTATGCTGCCGAAGCCGCAAAAGCAGGCATATCAGCAAATGATTATGCTGAACAGGCTGTGTCATTTGGTGCAAGTCTGAAACAGGCATTTGGCGGTGACACCACAGCGGCTGTGGAAGCGGCAAACACGGCAATCATGGATATGGCTGATAACTCGGCGAAGTTTGGCACGGATATTTCAAGCGTGCAGGCGGCATATCAGGGATTTGCAAAGGGCAACTATACCATGCTCGATAATCTCAAATTGGGATTTGGCGGCACGAAGTCAGAAATGGAAAGATTACTTGCTACGGCTGAAAAATTACCTTCAGCAATGGGCAAGAGTTTTGATATAAACAATCTTGGCGATGTGTATGAAGCAATCCATCTGATCCAAGAAGATTTAGGTGTGGCAGGTGTTGCGGCAGGCGAAGCGGCAACTACGTTGACGGGTTCGATTGGTGCTATCAAAGCATCTTTTGAAAATCTGATGGCATCGCTTTCGCTGGGCGATTCGGCAGGCATCAATACGGCACTGCAAGGTTTAGCAGATTCAGTGCTGAACTTTCTGCTGAACAACTTGTTTCCCATGTTGATGAACATTCTGAACGGCTTACCGGACATTGTTATCAATGCCATTACCATGATTGGCACGTATTCAGATGAACTGATCAACACTGGACTTGATTTGATACTTGCGCTGATTGAAGGCATATTCACGTCATTGCCTGCGGTGGCATCAGCAATGGTATCACTTGGGGCAAGCATGATTGCCACACTAACATCAATTGACTGGATATCATTAGGTTTGCAGGTTATCACAACCATTGCAACAGGCATTAGCGGTGCACTTGATATTATTGGTGCGGCGGCTATTCAGGTCGGTACAACGATTCTGACCAAAATAGGTGAGTTTGTCAGCAAAATGAAGGATGCAGGTAAGAATTTGTTACTTGGTCTGAAGGATGGCATTCTGGGAGCGGTCAGCAGTGTTGTTGAAGCCGCTAAGAACGCAGGCAAGCAGATTCTTGACGGTATCACTAATTTTTTCAAAATCGGTTCACCATCAAAGCTGATGGCTGATGAAGTTGGACGGTGGATACCAGCAGGCATTGCAGAAGGCATTCAGCAGAATCTTGGCACGCTGATGAATACTGTGTCGGCAATGGATGGCATGACGCTTGCAACGTCTGTAAATGCCGTCAGAAGCTATAAACCAGCGCAGACATATGATTCTACTTCCGCACTTGCGAATGCGCTTCAGAGCCGTGAAAACGTGGCTGTGAACGTAGTATTGCAGGGTGATGCGGCAGGTGTGTTCAAACTGGTGCGCAATCAGAACAATGTATTCAGTAAATCCACAGGAAGGAGTGCATTCTGATGTTGAATTATACAGCGGCAGAACAAGAATTAATAAAATCTGATTCCACCGTGAAAAACTTCAGAGTGCATTTTCCTAACGGTGAATTGTCTGACATTACATACGAAAATATTGTGTATGGATCAGTGACATTCACGGAATCTGTTTGTTCACAGGAAACGTTCCGATTTGGCTGTGCTGAAGCATCCGTGCTTGAGTTTGAAACAGTTGGAATTCAGAACATTATCGGAATGCTGATTGAGTGCAGTATGGAATTCACAAACGGGCAGACAACGGTAGTTGTACCGTATGGCGCATTCCTAGTTGATTCATGCCCACGTGATCATCAGAATATGGAACACCGTAAAGTGAAGGCATATTCGTTGATTAAATACATGTTGGATGTTGAAGGATTCTTACAGAACAGAATCCTTCCAGTATCCACGGTGCATGTATCACTTGCGGCTATTACTGCGTATGTAACTGGTGACACGTCACAGTTTACAGAAACAGCAAAAGCACCACAGCAATTCAACATGCTGAATGGAATGATATACATGTACGATTCCACAGGTAAACCGCATTACATACGTGCAATAGGTGGTTTATACCGTTATGACTGCAACAGAACTGACACGGCATACAAACTGGAATACAAAGAAACAGGTACAACAAGCGGTGCGGAAATCGGGCAGATGGTCATAGATTGGTTGGACAACAACGGGTATGATCTGACATACGATTCAGAGAAAAGAAAAGTGTTTTCCTCAAATTCCGAAGCAGTCAGATTCATGTGCGCATACTTATGGCATCCAACGGAGTATTACAGTACCATTGATGCATCTGATTACGGGATCAATTACAGACAGCAACCGGCAATTGTTGGTGCTGTTGTGCCGTGTATCCATGATGACACAATAAACGCACAGCAATTGACGGCACGTGTTAATTGTTTAGGCACATCCATTGACACAGTTGAAATCAGAAGATTTGAAAGCGCAAATATATACACTGACAACACATCAACCACACTTGCCAGTTTTACGGTTTCATTCACGTCTGAGTCATCATTTACAAAGTATGCAGGTACATCTGGGAAACTGAACAGCATTGCCATTAAATCAACGATGGATGTAAATAATACCATTGCGTATATCAGACGTGTATCAAACAGGGATAAGATGTTTTACAAAACAATGTATACCTATTCCAATGCGTATAGTAACCGTGATTTGATTGACGGATGGGCAGAAATAAACGGTGCTTTTGTACATTCTGAACGTGACGGTTCAATTAGCATGGAATCACTGGACAATTCCGCACCGTATGCAATCACAAGCAATGATGTTGATGGATCAGCGTGGTGGGATGAATATGACGTGAATCCAATTGGTGCAATCAAATACACGTTTAAAAATCCGTTTACAAACAAAGTTGAAAGCGGAACATATCAGTTCGGCAGTGGCGCATCTGTATATGATTTGAGCGGTAACAAACTGTTGGAATCCATTGATTTTACACCGTTGAAAGTTGCATCAACATCAGCAATGACTAATACAAATTACTTCTATCGGTATAATGGTGACTTTTATTACTGGGATGGATCAGCGTGGGTGAATGGTGGAAAGTACACTGATGTGCGTTCAATAGTTCATTATGTACTTGAACAGTTATTCATTCCACACATTACTGCCGTGAATTTCACACCTGTTGAAATGAATCTGCGTGGCATGCCGTACCTTGAAGCAGGTGACGCATTCACGTTTACAGCTGAAGACGGTACAGTGCTGAATTCATACATACTGAATCATTCATTCACTGGTGGACAGTACCTACAGGAAGCAATTACATCAGTATCCGGTGAAATAATATGAGTAACGTAAATATGATGTTTGGCAGTGTTGTGCCGCAGTCTGACACAGCACAAGGAATGATATTAGTTGAATCTGGGTATTTAGGTGGTGAAAACACTGACACTGTTACACTGGGATTATTGCAGTATCAGATGTATGTTCTGTTTACACGTGAAATTGTTATTTCCAGTGGCGCACTGCGTGGTGACCGTGCAATTTTGATTGCACGTTCTGAAGCGGATACATTCACACGTGGGAACATGTATGCATCAACAAATGCAGGTGTAACGATTACCAACAATACTGATTCAATTACGCTGAAACCGAATGCAACAACATATGATGTTTATTATGCGCTTTATGCGGTGATGTGAGGTTAACATGATTGCATTCTTTACAATTGGCGGCACTGATCTGACACCTGACATGGACTATCAGAATTATGAAATGAATGCTGAAGATGTCTATGAATCATGGGTTGATGGGTATGGTGTTGAACATCGCAACACCTACCGCACCAAGATCACAGGTGAATTCAAAGTTGGGTTCAAGTCAGACAGTGAGATGACCGCATTCAAAAACCTGTTAACAAACAGCATCAACACAGATGGATATTATCCTGTCACCGCTTATGTCCAGAACACTGGAAGGATGGAATCATTTGGCGCATTCATTGAAACCGAAGCAGAAACCAAATGGGATTTTGTCAATTCCCGTGTGTGGCATGAAGTGACGTGCAACGTAACACAGAGGTGATTTATGAGCAATGTAATTACTGTGGTGTTATCGGAAGGCTGTACATCATTATCAGCAACTAAACCTGCTTATCAGTATGACTATGGGCAGGTTTTAAAAATCACTGGTATTGATCTGCCAACAGCCTATCAGGTACATTTTTCAAACAACAAATCAAGCGGTGATTCCATCACCATGATCGGCAATGCAGACGGTGTTCTGATCCCCGATGAAGTCCTTGCGACTGGGTCAGATGTCTATGCTTTTCTGTTTTTGCAGACAGGTGAAAGTGATGGTGAAACGGAATACCGCATAACCATACCAGTGCACCCACGTCCAGCCATTACAGACTATGAACCGACACCTGCGCAACAGGGTGCAATAGATCAGCTTATCAGCGCACTGAATGACGGTGTGGAAGCGGCTGAACAATCAGCCACATCAGCTGATGAAAGCGCACAGGCGGCTTCAAACAGTGCCACAGCGGCATCCCAGAGCGCAAGCAATGCACAGCAGTCAGCCAGTGAAGCGGCACAGAGTGCGGCAGATGCGGCAACGTCAGAAACCAATGCACAGACATCAGCAAATGCGGCGGCGGCATCCGCACAGGCATCTGCACAGAGTGCTTCTGAATCAGCAACAAGTGCATCAGAAGCGCAGACAAGCGCAGACCGTGCTGAACAGGCGGCTGCAACATCTGGTTATCTTTGGTTTTATATCGAAAATGGAAAACTGTATATGGACAGGACACCGAATACACAGGTGGACTTCTACATGCAGAATGGAAAACTATATGTGAGGGAAACAGCATGAGCCAGTTTATTGGAAACGTAAGTGCATACGCATACGCACAAACGCAGGGTTACACGGGCACTGAAGAAGAATTCGCAGAACTGATGGCATCCTATGCAACAGTGGCTGAAGCGGCTGAAGCATCTGCGCAGTCAGCGGCATCCAGTGCATCAGCGGCATCCGGATCAGCAAGCACAGCAAACACAGCGGCACAGACTGCCGCCACAAAAGCAAGCGAAGCGGCACAGTCTGCAACTGGTGCAAGCCAGTCAGCAACACAGGCAGAAAGTGCTAAGAGTTCCGCCCAGGCATCAGCGCAGACAGCAACAACAAAGGCATCAGAAGCTTCTCAGAGTGCCACAAATGCGGCTGGAAGTGCCACCACAGCGAATGAAGCGGCTGATGATGCAACTGCCGCAAAAACAGCCGCAGAAACGGCAAAAACAGCGGCACAGCAGAGCGCAACAAGTGCGGCAACATCCGCACAGACTGCACAGGATGTTTTGGAAAGCATACCGGAAGATTACAGTGATCTGAGTGAATCAGTTGAAGACTTAAAGCTTTTTAATAGCAATATAGAAACAATTCCGCATTATTCCACAAATTTTAACATCAGCGAAATCCTTGACTTTGAAAAAACAAATTGTATATTTCACGACAATTTCCACAGAGCAAATGATGCGTCAGATATCGGTCAAAATGGGACGGCTGACTATCCAATGACATATATTGATATTAGCCAGAACGTTTCTGAAACTGGTAATATGCAGATCGGTATAAGCAATAACAAGGCTGTCGGATTTAATGCGTATAATGTTACAGACACAAGGAGAAGAATTAAAGCCGTCGATGTTGGCACACTACCATATAAGGTTTCAGTTTCGTTCGCAGACAGCGCATGGATTGCTGTCGGTATTGTTGATATAAACAATTATATATTCATTAATGCGAGTAAGATGTCTGTTGGAGTAGCACCACTCGGAACTGTCGTATGCGATAATGTCAATGTAACGCATAATGCAAATATCAATTGTGTTGATGTATATGTGTATGCGGACAAAATCTCAATATATGTTGGTGGGAAAAAAGTAATAGATTGTAGTGCAACAGTTTCATCTGCCAAGTGCGGTATGGTGTTTAGAGCGGGTTCAATCTCAACTTTGATATATGAAACGTTTGACGTGTATGTGCCAGCAAAATTTATTGATATTGGATACTCCAAAACAATAGAAAAATCGGCTGTTGTTAATTCAAACAGATTACTCGGCGCGTTGCAATTACCCAATACTACGTACAGTTGCACATTTGACACAACTACCACAAGATATTCAGACAAATCACTCAAATTTGACCTGAAATATGGCGATACGTATGGGGACAGTGTGCGTGCTGAAATCATGCCGCCTGTCGAAAGATCGCCACTATATGGATTACAAGCAGGACTGTTTGAATTTGACGCATATTTTCCGTCACAGTATTTCGGAGCGGACAATAAAGAAGATTGTGTGTTCCAATTGCATCATACGGATGATGGTGTGAATTATGCGGGGGCTAGTCCTAACATAATGCTATATGTGCTAAACGATCATTTGTATTTGAATGTTGTTGGAGCGTCCGCAAAAATCATGACCGCAAACGAAGCAACAACGGTCACATATGACCTTGGTACATTAGATAAAGATACATGGCACAGATACTCAATATATTACAAGCAAGGGTATATGTCGGCACATAACCCAGTGACGGCTTTGTATGTTGATGGAGAACTAAAGGTATTGAGCCGCGCGCTGAATATGTATAATACACCTTACTCAAGTTATCCAAAGTTTGGTATTTATAAATGGTCTTGGAAAAGCGCACCAAGCATGGTAACGGAACGTGTTGTATATTTTGCAAACGTTAATGTTTGGCAGTAAAAGAAAACGATAAATCACAATAGGCACATTGTGCTATACTTACCTTGTCAAAGACAGTCAGCCAATACACGGCATACAGAAACTGGCAAGGGCGCGCTAACCCAGTGGAGATGATCGGTGAGGTTGGCTGTTTTTCCGAACGTTAAGGGAACTTTACATCACCAATAAAAGTGTTTGCAAAGGTGATAAAATGGTGATATAATCTATCTAGGAATACGTGGCGGAATAGGTAGACGCAGAGAAACACTTAATTGTTAGCGCGCAGAGCGGCGACCGAAAACGGTGGAGTGAGAGGTGAAAAACTCAGAACAAACACATAACTGGCACTCTCCGAAAGTACAAGCGCACTTGAAACACAATTATGCATGGTGCAAATCCTTGCCGTATTCCTAGAAAGAAGGAGATATGTCACCAAGAACAAAACAGAACACAGTACGTATCAACGTGTTCTTCAACGAGGATACTGTCAGAGAACTGAAATCACAGGCTGAGATCAGAGGGATGACAGTGTCCTCACTAATCCGCTTCATTGTACTGGAATGGCTGAGGTCGGTAGCATGACGGAGTGGATAAATGAAAAAGGGAACTTTAAGTCTCTAATAACACCGTAGAGGATAACTCTTAAAAGGGCATCAGTCGATGCCAATAAGCCGTAGATTTTATAAACGGTGTTTGTAGCGGAACTATCGCAGTCCACAAAGGACGTGCATGGGCAATCGACACGGAGTTAACACAGGGAACTGATCACTTCCTGTGTCCGTGTGGCGTTGTTAAAGGAACAGTAAAGCGGTTGCTGGTTCTCAGCAAGTTCATCGCACTACTGGCATTAAATCACCGTTCGATTCGGTGAGCCGCAAACAGAATTAGCAAACTACTTTGCTAAAATCAGCAAACACTTTGCTGAATTCAGTGAACAGTTTGCTAAACATAGGGGTTTGGTGTAATGGCAACACGGCGGTCTCCAAAACCGTAGATATGGGTTCGATTCCTTTAATCCTTGCTTTTAAGGGCAGTCAGATCATGGCTGTCCTTTTACATTTGAAAGAAGGTGATGGACGTGAAAACACCACAGCAGTTTGTTGATGCCTACAAATTCAAGGCTATTGATTATGACAAGGCTTACGGTGTGCAGTGCGTGGATGGTTTCAAAGCATTCTGCCAGTGGGCAGGCATTCCGGTGCAAGCTACACCGAATAACTGGGCAGATGGTTACTGGATTTACAGACAGCAGCTTGGCTTTTCAAAGTGGTTTGAGTTCATCACCGATCACAGCCAAGTACGCAAAGGTGACTGGTGCATCTGGATGCAGGGGTCATCCTGTTCGCTGTCACACATTGCCATGTACTGGGAAGGTAACAGTTATTTTGGTGAGCGGCAGAACGGAAACAACTTTTTTTGTTTTGCTGACATCAAAGGTGACTGGACAGGCGCACTGCGTTGGAAAGGGTTTGATATGATTGGTTCATGGGGAAAGCGCATAGACATGTACGCAGGGGTTGAAATCGTTGTATGCGGATGCCCTGACGGCGATCAGCTGACATTTATGGAAGCAGCCGAACCTAGGACGATCCAGAACGTTGACACACTTGGCACTGTCTATGACATGAAGCTTAATGCGAACTTCTTTGATAATGAAACATCATCAGCAACATACGGAGAACCGTATGGCGTAAGGTGCGGCATCAATACATGGGAAGTACCACGGCAGGGGCAGTTCATTTATTACGCTTTAAAGAAAGACGGCACAACGGAAGTCGGCAATGATACTGACTTCTGGTACACGTCTGATGACATCGTGTGCGCTGGATCACCTGCCATGGTTCTGATTCACAACGGCATCGATCAGGAATACATTTCACCGATCTGTGCCTTCAGACGGAACTATGCATGTGTGCAGTCCATGCTGATCCGGACATCAGACAGGTTTGTGTTTGCAATCAGCAGGGGCAAACTGACACCTGACCAGTGTAAGGCATGGGCACGGTCAATCGGTGCGCTTGATCTTGTATTCAATGATGCAGGCGGTTCAACGTGCTTGCAGTACGGCTATGATGTTTACACTGGAACTGGCGAAAACCGCAAGATTCCGAACGTGTGGGCATTCTGTCATCCAGCTGATGCAGAGGAAGTCATAGAACTGTCACAGGACGCTGTTACAGACACGCAGACAGCCGAATCAGTAGCAAGTGAAGTGACACCCATTGAAACAGAAACACAGGATACAACAGCCATTGTAGTGGCTCATGAGGATGATGACATGGAAAAGGAAAAAACAATCAAATCGCAGTTAGCGAAACTCATTGACGTGAAGTCAATCATAACCGTCATGGTCATGTTCTGCCTGTGCTATCTGGTCATGCACGGTGCGGAAATTCCGAAGGACTTTATGACAGTCCTGATTGCGATCATTACATTCTACTTCGGTTACCAGTCAAACAAGGGGGATAAATGACATGGATTACAACATATCACTATCTGCATTGTTTTGGCTGTGCTCTGGAATTGCGGCTATTGTCGGCATGGTGAAACTGTGCAAAAAGCCGTTTGACCAGTTAAACGATCATGAGCGCAGAATAGGAAGGCTTGAAGACGATCGGACTGAAAGACGGGAAACCGACAAAGCCATACTAACAGCATTATCAACCATGATGGATCATATGGTGTACGGCAACAACACGGAAGAAATGAAGAAAGTCCGTGAAGAATTACGAAAGAATATCATTGACGGTCATAAGTGAGCAGGGGAGAAATCCCCTGCTTTTTTAGTATCATTTGAGTATCACAGCATCAAAAAACCGCATGTTTATGCGGTATTTTTGAGTATTGTATAGGACATGTTGTTTTATTATTACTGCTTTTAACTGTGTTAAATCAACATATAACTGCATAAATAAGCCTTTTTTGAGCATCACTGTTTATTGATGCGCAGAAAATTAGTATCACGGTAGTATCACGGCAGACAGCACAGCATCCATTTTTGCCACCATTTCAGCATCAGTTTTTTCCAGCAGGTGGGTGTATGTGTCCAACGTTTGCTGAATGGTGCTGTGACCTAAGTAATGCGACACCGCAACAATGTTGCACCCGTTATTGATGGCATTGGTAGCAAAAGAATGACGTAGGTCATGAATGCGAATTTTCTTAACACCGCTTCTTTTGATGCCAGTCTTAAACGCATGCTGTAGTGTAGTTGGTGGAATGGAAACATCACCGCCAAAGACAAACGGGAATTCACTGCTGCAAGCCATTACAAGCGGTCTGACAGCATTCAGAACGTGGGGCGGTAGTTTCAGCGTTCTTTCGGATGAATCGGTCTTAAGACGCTTAAAACCGTCACGGCTGAACAGAATCTGATGGTGAATGTAGACAGTGCCTGCATCAAGATCAAAGTCATCTGCACGCAGTGCCAAAGCTTCACCACGTCTGACACCAGTACAATAAAGAAACATGAATATGTTGCGGCAGTGTCTTGAATCAATGCATCTGATGAACTGGTTGAATTCTTCAGGTGTCCATACTTCCATTTTTTTCTTTTCACGTTTAAGCTTCTTGAGCATCGCACCATGATCAGTTACACCGTAGAAATTTGCACCGAACCGGAACACGGCACGCACCACACCAATGACATAATTTTTTGTACTAACCGCAATATCCTCACGTGCAATGAATTCAACATACCAGTCCATCAGAATCTGCTTGCTGATCTGTGTGACCGGATCGTTTGCAAATGGCAGATACGTCTGAACACGTCTTTTTTCTTGGTCACGTGTGCTTTGTTTGGCTGGGTTTTTGTAAGCAATGAGTCTGTCATCAAGTTCGGCAAAAGTAACGCTTGTGGACGGCTCAGAATGCGCCTGTGTGGCTTCCCATGCCTGCGCTTCACGCTTGGTTTTAAATCCACGTTTTAGAATCTGCTTGCGTTCACCTGTGATGGCATCCTTCTGGTAAAGCTTGACCATCCACGTGCCACGTTTTTTATCCTTGATTGCTGCCATGATCAGACACCTTTTCCAATATATCAATCCATGAACATCCGACAGCATCACAATAGTTCTGCAAGTCTTCGACAGTGATCTTGGTTACACCTTTTTCAAGGAGTGAAACGCTATTCTTGCTTTTCAGCCCCATCTTTTCGGCAACCTGTACCTGTGTCATGCGCTTGATCAGTCTTTGCGTGCGCATTTCAAATCCGATTCTTTCATTTAATGTCATATGTGTACCTTCTATCTATCTACTTACAAAATAGCACAAAATCCTAACTATCTGCAAAAAATCCTTTACAAATGGATTTTACGAATGTAACATATAGACAAGTCCAAAATAATAGGACTGGAAAGGAGAGGAAAATGGACATCAAAGTCAAGCTGACACTGGAAGCAATCAGAATGCAGATGAATCTGACTAGGGCTGAAATGGCAGAGAAAATGCATATCAACATTGACCGCTACAACAGGCTTGCAAACGGTGATTCAAAGATGCTTGCTACTGAATTCGTTGACATTCATGAACTGTCAGGCATCCCGTTTGAAAACATTAGCCCTACAGCCTAATTTTTTTAGGCAAGCAATCCTAAATTATAGGACTGAAGGAAGAGAGGTATGAACCGGAAGAGAACAAAAGAAGAAATCACAGCAAGCGGCTACGTGAAGCAGTCCGAACTGAAGCGGATGTACGGATGTGCTAACGGTCAGAAACTGTACAGAGCCGCACTAAACATTGATGCCGAAGAACTGGGGAAAGACAGAGTGATCCAGAACATGGTAAGGATCAAGTCAGTTCTGAAATGTATCGGAATAAAAAAGGCGGTATGACCTGAGAAATCTGAACCGCCAATGGTTATTCAAAACCATTCTCATTTAAGAGGATAAAGAAAGAAATGTCAATTCAAGCAAAGGAAAGATTGGTTGAAGATGTGGCGCATGGAATTGGCGAATTTCTTACAGTAACGCAAACGGATGCAGTAACAGATGTCCTGAATGAAAAACTGAACGGGTATGAAGTGACCGAACAGTACGAAGGTGAAATCAGCAAAGACCTGCTGAATGTGTTCTTGGAAGCAAAAAGGATTGAAGGACGTTCAGCAAAGACCATCAACAGATATTCGTACGAAATTGAACGGATGCTGATGGATGTCGGCAAACCGATCGAACGGATCAGCGTGTATGACATCAGGCACTATTTCATGGAAATGAAAAACCGTGGAATGCAAGACAGTTCAATTGAAGGTGTGCGGTCGGTCATGAGTTCATTCTTCGGATGGTTATGGAAAGAACAACTGATACCAGCAAATCCGTGTGCAAACATCGGAACAATCAAAGTACAGAAAAAAATCAGACTGCCGTATTCGGCAGCAGAAATTGAAAAACTCAAAAGCGGATGCACAAACATCCGTGACAAAGCCATTGTGTGCTTTCTGCTATCAACAGGTGCAAGAATCAACGAAGTCACCATGCTGAACCGTGATGATGTTGACTATAAGAACCTTGAAATAAAGGTGCTTGGCAAAGGCAACAAAGAACGCACGGTGTACATGGATGAAGTCACAGCAATGATTCTGACAGAGTACCAAGAACAGCGCACAGATGAATCAGAAGCACTGTTCAGCGGTATCCGTAAAAATGTTACGGCACGGTTAACACCGCATGGTGTGCGTGAAATGCTTGTGAAGCTGGGTGACCGTGTTGGTGTTGAAAACGTGCACCCACACAGATTCAGAAGGACACTGGCAACAAATCTAATCAATCACGGTATGCCAATTCAAGAAGTTGCCTGCATTCTTGGGCATGAGAACTTGGATACCACAATGAAATATGTCTATTTGGACAAAGCAAACGTTAAAAACGCATACAGAAAGTATGCATGAGGGAAATATGAAAAAGGTAATGGAATTTGTATTAAAAGCATCAGTATCTGCTTTCTTCGCATATTGCTATTTGCTGTCGATCCTGTTCGTGATCGGGCTGAGGTTCTAACATGGCTAACAACTATATTGATTTGATTGCAGTCAGACTGGATAACTGTGAAGACTTGCTTCTTGTAAGAGCACCAAGAAGTTCGCATGTAAAGGAAGGACAGTTGGTGCTTGTTGAGACAGCAAACGGTGCTGAACTTGGCACTGCCGAAGCTGTTGCGGAGTGGGTCGAACAAGATTCTGACACAAAGAAAATGATCAAGAAGCTGACCAAGATACCAGCTGATGAAGAACTGGGTAAATGCCTGGCTTACTTCGTTCAGGTTGATTTGGAATATGACGATGATGAAGTGTAACCGTTGCGGTGAAGTCTTTGATGAAGA